ATTGAATCTGTCATAGGTGTACTTGTACCCACTATCAAAAATTGCATAAGATGAAGATGAAAGTGGAGAGAAGAACTGAATAATATTATCTGTCTGAGTATCAGAATTGGTGATAGGACCACCATCTCCTTGAATCAGGTCAGCTCTGTGTGGAGAAACGACTGCAATACAATCCTTTCTATTGTTTGCGATCGAAATTAATTGATTTGCTTTTGCTTGAGATTCGAACTTGTTTCCAAGTCCAGGACCCATGATCAGATAATCAACTGCAATCTCATCTTGATTTGCAAAGAGATTGTATGAAGTAAACAGATTTCCAAGTGTTGCGGTCATTCCGTTTGATGCGGAATAGTCAACACCACCACCAAGTGCATAAGTTACGTTTCCTAATGCACTGAAGGTAATTCCTTGAGCAAGTTGATTCCACTGACCAGCACCTTCAGTTACTTTTGTGTATCCTGAAGAGAATCCAGTTGCGAGTGGAGTTGTTCCGTTATAGGCATCATTTCCAGTTGAAGGATTGTCTCCAACATAAACATAAGATGAGAAGAGTGCCAGGTAATCTTTCCAGAAGATCTTCTGTGGAGCATTAACTGCAGAAACTGCATCAGTTGACTTAGAGATGTTCAGATGCTTCTCTAAGAGGTTTCCTTGAATACCAGTTACTGAACCAGTATCATCAACAATTACAACGTGCAGAGCATCGTTCTTACCTTGTCTATCGAGAACATAACCGTTGCTGATTGGCTTAGGTGCAATCGAACTCCAGAAGATTGTAGTGTTGGTGAGATTCAGAGTTTGTGAATCATACCAGTCAGCAACTGTAGTTACTGCAGAAACTGTTCCGTTTCCTGTTGCAATTCCCGAGTTGTTATAGAAAGCAATTGTATCTGATGCTTGGAAAGATGCATTTGCATTTCCTTGAGCATAAGAAATTGGATATTCAGTTCCGTTATCAGTTGTTCCAGTAGAAACTCTTGAGAGGATTCTAATATCAACTGTGCTGTTTCCTGTGGTCGAAGCAGTAGAAACTCCAGTGATAATTCCCTTAATATAACCATTAAAGGAATTTGTTGAACCTACTCCAGGAATAACCGCATTAACAAGAGGAGTTGTGACTCCATATCCAATAATGGCACCTGCAGCAGATGGATTAGTCGTTGTAATTCCAATAGTTTGATCTGCTTTATCATCAATCATGCAGATCTTAAGATTGTTTGCCCAAGAACCTGGGTTCTTAGCAGCAAAAACATAATCTGCGATGTCATCAGAGTAATTTGCCTGATAATCATCAAAGTTCTTAATCTTCAGTGAGGTTGTGTATGCAAAACCTACACCTGCGTTTGCGTTGTTTAAGGTTGTTCCATCAGTTCTTACAACCTTAAGAACTCCACCATATGAAAGGAATGAGGATGCACTCATCCAGTACTCATACTGTCCATCCGTAGACAGTGGCTTGCCGAATACGTTGATGAGTTCTTGTTCTGTGGTGATGTCAATTGCGTCGTCAACTGGACCAATTGAGAAAGGACCCGCAATTGCTCCAATATTATCTAAAACATTATCAGCTCTTCCTACTGTTAAATCAACCTCTCTGACGAGTACGCCTGGAGATAATTGAGGAGTCGCCATGTTTTTCTCCTGATACTTCAGTTTGTCTGAAAATATTTATTAAAATGGACTTTTTGAATGGGGAAACGGTGTGTGAACAGATTACCAGTCAGGATATTCCCACTTATCTAAAACTCTCGTAGTCATCCTACTAGTTACAATTCTTTTAATTGTGCATTCTTTACATTCATAAGAATATGAAGATGGAACTGGACCCCTATCTTTTCTAGTTCTGTAGAAACTATCAATAAGATTTTTCACTTCTCCACAAACTCTACACTTTCTATCATTAAGAAGTAAATGACCGAGCCTAATCTGACCATCTAAGTCCATTATGATAGATACTCCCACATATATGATCTGTCACCATATTCATCAGTGAACCATCGATCTCCCTCAGAATCCACAAAACTACCACTGTCTGTTCCATCGACAATAAATCCAAAAGGTGCCATATCTTGTTCGATCTGATTCTTTTGTTCTTCATAAATTCTTTTACGAACATCCTGATCGGTAAGTTCTTTGAAATAGTCTTGTGCAACTAACCATGCATAAATTACCAAGCACATAGCTAAGTCATCATTACAACCCTCTTCTGCTTCAAAGGAATTATGTTTCTGAATGAAGGTTGTAAGTTCTGCGATGATCTCATAATCATTCAAGAGAAGTTTATTCTCTTCGATCATAGTCTTGAGGTTCAAGCACCCAACTTTCTTAACAGTCTTGGACATTTTCACTCCAAGTTGGGTTTTCTTTCCGGAAAATCCTTGTCCAACTATCTGTCCTGCTCTACCGCGCATCGAGCACATCAGAAGATTATTGTACTCTAAGTCATAATGAACGATACTTGCTACCTGATCTCCGACATCATTTACCTCACATAAGATGTAAGAATCATTATAATTTTTTGCAACATCTACAATAATACTTGGGAATAACATCGGTTTGATTTCGTTGTTCCGATACTTTGCAACTACTTTATGTGGGAATGTTGTGATGTCTATGACCGTAAATGCAGAGTAGTCATTTCCAACACCACGAGCAACGTCAACCGTAATTACATAATCATGATCTTCCTTAACAACTTCATAAACATCTAAACCAGCACTACGTTTAAGTGGGTGATCATAAACCAAACTCTTAAGTTTACTTGGTGCGATCAAAGTATCTACAGATCCTAAGAACTCACACTCAAACTCAACCTTGAACTGCTGTTCAGAAGTGTTTGAAATAGTCTGAGATTTCCATACCTCATCTCTACCTGGAACTTCGGACCAGTGAACATCTGTTGGAATGTATTCATTCTTTTTCTTTTCAGCATCATGCCACATACGGTAGAAGTGATTCATACCGTGTGGAGTGGAAACGATGATTACTTTCGTGCTCTTACCAGAAGTAATAGTAGGATAAACAGATGCAAAGAAGGAATCTGCAATATGGTTTGGAACGAACGCAAATTCATCCAAGAAGAGGATATTGAATGACATGCCTCGGACAGCACTTGCAGACGTAGAAGCAGCCAGAATCTTTGATCCATTTTCTAATTCAAGAGAACCTTTGTTCCAAGATATAATACCCTGTTGCATCCACTTTGGTAGGTTTTCATAAGCAGTTTGTAACCTATCCAGAAGTTCCCTGGCGGTTGCTGCTTTGTTTGCGAGGATACCTATGTTCACATTATCATTAAACACGGCATAATGAAGCAGGAAAGACACAACAGTGGTTGATTTACCAGTCTGTCGTGGCATCTTACAGATATTAAACCTGTGATTGTGAAAGTTATTGACCAACTTCTCCTGGAATGGATACAATTGAAAAGGTTGTAATCCTTTGTCCAGGGTAACAATCTTTACATAATTTTTGGCAAAGTAAACCGGATCCTCTTTACATTTGACAAACTCAAGAATTTGATCTTGAGTAAATTCAATAGGAGTATTGGCTTTCTTTAGTAGTGGATTACCCAGATAAACATCATTTGACATAACAAAACCTATTACTTAATTACAGTTCCAACGACGAAGTGCTTTATTGATTCTTGAATCTGGATCTCTTGCAGTTTCTGTAGAAGTGAGTTTTGACTTCATACCTTTCATACGGCGACAAAATGATGCACGACGATCTGCCCTTTTGCCTGTCGGATTCTTTTCAGTTACTGCAGTTTTAAGTTTTGAACCTGGATTCTCACGACGATATGCATTAACTGCCTTTTGACTTAATCCATCAGTTTTATCTTGACGATTGACCTTTTGCCAATCTTCTTCAATCTCAACTTCTTCTCCGATGTTCTTATTATTCAAGAGATAATTCTTGGATCTCTGATCGATAACCTGAATCAGAGGCATTCCTGGTCGTAATCCAGATATATTATATTGAAGAACTTGTGCTCCTGGATATATTTTTTGAATTTCATCAGTTACATCTTTTCTTGATGGTGTATTGATTTGTGGGAAGAACATTCTTGCAGAATAAGTTTTCCCTCTCCAAGAAAGAATAACTGCAATAATATTTCCATTCTCTGCCTGAAGACGAGTTGCTTCTTCTAATTCAACTTCTTCACTTACAGATTTCCACCCACCACCTTTTGATTTATACCATTTTGATGCCCATCCATTTGCATATGCACTTGGGTAAACATCAAACTTCTGTCTCGCAAGTGCCTTTGCTCTAGACCAAAGTTTTGGATTGGTTGGTTTATTTTCTTCTTCAAGTTGCTTTAATTGTTTTTCTCCTTCAATCTGTTCTAAGATCTCATTAACCAATTTACTTTCACTTGTAGGAACACAATTTGGAACAATTTTCTTACCCTTCTTTTTCATACCAACTTGTTTATATCCAGACCAACATGCCTCTTCCATTTCACCACTATCAATATAATCAGCAGCACTGTCTAAGTAATCTGCTGCTTTTGTGATCTTTGATTGAACCCATGCTTCAATATTACCTTCACCTTTACCCATCTTTTTCTGAAGTCTTTTGACAGCATTTGCTACTGTAGATAACTCGGATCTTGCCATGGAGTATTCGTGATCCTTTACTGAGAAATCTTCCCATGCCTTTTTGCCATAAGAACATTCGGATTTAGTCTCTCTCTTGTCGCAAAGAGGACAATATCTTTGTTCTTCCATTTCTTCTTTAATCTTATTGGATGACATAATGGGTTTTCCTCCTTTACCTGATCTATCAGCAACAGGATCTTTTTCTCTCTTTCTTCTTACTGCAGCAGCTATTTGATCTTTGGACATTTTTGCTGCCTTTTCTTTCGAAAGACATTTTGGTTTTGGTTCTCCAGGTTCACGAGCACATTTGCCAATTCTTTCACCTTTAGTGTTGTATCTATCCCATCCTCCACCACCAACACCACCTTCTCCTCCTTTCCCAAACCAATCACGAAGATCTTCGGATACTTTTACCTCTTTGGATTGTTTATGATGCTTTTTAGCATCGGATTCCATCTTCTTTAGACGAGTATAATAATCTGGAATTTCATCTAAATGCTGAAGTGCAATCTCACGAGCAAGATCATGATTCTTAGTATGTTCATGCTCAATAGGTTCTCCCATATCAAGTTGCTTTTGAATAAAAGACACATCAAGACGATGCTTCTTAGCAATTTGTTCAACTGTTTTGTATGGTTTTAATTGCTCTTTCATTCAGAAATAAGAATCCTTTTTATATTTAGGAATCAATTGTTGTTCTAATAATTTTAAAATTTATTGGAGTTGCTCCAGAGGATGGAGTTGCTAAAAGTCTCACATAATTTCCAGAAATATCACTATCAAATGTTGATAATACATTACCAGTTTTTACAATTGCAAACTCTGTGTTGTATGTCACAGTTCCGTCATGAACGACTAAAAACTCAGTTGTTTGATATGAAGATCCTTGATTAACCTGAATTTGATACTTTGCTGATCTAAAAGAACTCTTCAAAAAATTATCCAAAGCAAACTGACTAGATGTTGTTGTAGTAACTCCAGAAACATTAATATTGGCAAAATTCTTTTGACTGATAAGTTTAGGCATTTGCTGTTTCCAGAATACTTAAGATCAATTTAAATGTTGAGTTTGCACTTGCAGAAATAGCAACAGAGTCACTAGTTTCCAAAACTAATTTTCCATCCATAGGGACAAATGCATCATTTGGAGGAACAGCAACTCCCTTAGCAATCTCTGTTGAAGTTGTACTTCTTTTATGAGTTACTGTTACAGTTTCTGTAGTTGATCCGATATTTGTAATATGTGCATACAGAACAATAGACGTATAACCAGTTGGAGCAGTGTATGCGGTCTGCTCTAAATTAGTTACTTCTAATGTTACTGTTTTAAAATTGTTGAGTGCTAATTGTGCCATGTTAACTTAATGCTAAGATGAACGGTGTCATTTGATTGAATAAACTTCTGGTGAATGCTCTACCACTAATAGTTCCATTATTTTGATTGATCACAATACCATCACCAATTCTGAAGTTTCCTGATTGATCTGTACTTGTAAAGTCAACCCTTCCACCATTTCTAGTAACCACTTCATTTTCTTGAATTGGAACTCCACCTCTCAGTGGAGTTGCAGTTGCGATGTCATTTCCTGTCCCTACATATTCGAATGTATGAGAACTTGCTGTGATTCTACTTACTTGATAGAAATATGCAGTTGTCCCAACACCAACAGTGTTGTTTAGATTTTCATCTAAAGTAATTGTGGTGATTCCAGATACTACTGGAGTTGAACTATTTATTGTGTAGTATATTGGTGAAATATTTGCTGATGCTGTAGCAGTTGATCCAGAATCTGGTGCGGAAATAGTCACTGTCGGTGCAGAAGTATATTGAGATCCGCTGGAGATGATTGTGATAGTAGAAACACGATCACCTTCTAAAGTTGCAAATGCGGTTGCGGTTGATCCATTAGGTCCTGTGGGAGTTGCGACTGTAACCGATGGTGTTGATGTATAACCACTTCCACCATTAGTAACAGTAATACTTTCTACAGTGTAATAGAGAGTATTAAAATAAAGAACTTGACCTTCGTAAGGTCTTGTCGTTGTGTTAATAGCAACAGTAACCGTATCAGTTCCTACAGCAGAACTTGTGGTTACAATTCCAGTAAACTGAAGGTCACTAGTTCCATCAGCAACTAAACCATAATTTCCAAATCCAGTATTGCTGTTTGTAAGAGAGCACTGTCCACCTTTGTATACGGTAATTCCTTCGTTGCAGCATATAGTAAATACACTGACAAGTTGTGCATAACCACTATTAGTTACTGCAATACCAACTCCACCTTGATTGTATTGTGTATAGCTATCAACAACCATCGATTTGAGTCCTTCAGCAAGACTTCCATCAACTCTCATACCAGTACCAGTTGTTGTATTACTAGTACAGTTCTGAACATATGGACTTTCCCAACTTCCTCCTCCAACATTTTCTGCGATATTTGGAGGGAAAGCAACTGCCGCACTAGGAGCAACATGACCCACAAAAGTCATGTTAGCCAAATAAGTTCCTTTATTTACATGAAAAATATCTTGAGTTGAATTATTAGGTATTACGGTTACCGTTTTTAAATTATCTCCAACAATAGAAACAAATGCAGGAATTTCTATTGGATTATTTTCATTATAGGTTCCTGAGAGAACTTTAATTGTAGTCCCTGTTTGAGCAACTGCTACTGCCCCCGCAATTGTTAATTTGGCATTATCAATAGAAGTTCCATTTTTTGCATTATCACCATCTTTTGCAACGTAAATTACATTAGGTGCTGAGTTGATTCCTGTAGCACCAGTATTAATAGTTACATTATCACCAATTGTAATTGAAGATCCTGTAATAAAAACATCACCGGCAGTAATTGTATTATTGTCACCGTCAATTGTTACGGATGCCTTACCTACAGTAAGAATACCAGTAACTCGGGCATTACCATCAACATATAAAGCAGTGCTTCCCAATCCAACATAAACTGTTCCAACACCGCTCGCAGTATTGAAAGTTGCAACTCCAGCAACGGAAAGATTTTGTTGAACAATTACATCACTTCTTGCAGTAATAACCCCAACAGAATCTACATTAGTTACATCTTCATAGGTTATCGTTCCTGCAACAGAAACATTACCCGTAAAGAGAGCATCTCCTTGAACATAAAGTTTATAATCAGTTCTTGCGGTTGTTCCTATACCAACATTTTTAGTTGTATGGATACCTACAGAATCTACCTGCCACGTTCCTCCAGCACCTACATTACCAAAACTTTCACTTGCAATACCAATCCACTTAGATCCATTATAGATTAAAAGTTTTCCTTCACCAGTTGTTTGATCAAAAGAAACATCATCAAGATCCTTAATAAATCCTGCTCCACCACCTCCAATCGATGAGAGTTGAGTTTGAATCCTATTGATAAAGATTCTATAATGATTCGCAAGATCATCTAAAGTCGCAAATTTTTGATCTAAAGGAGTTAGTGGATCTGGTGCTGATCCAATAGACTCTTTTTCATTTGGTGGTTCTCTGAGAATACTTTCTTGTAAATCTTTTTGCTCAGATTTGATAGTTCTTACAAGTTCATAAAGATCTTTAATGTCTTGTCTTACATATCGAATGTCGTCATCATAATACTTAACCTCTGGGAGATTTGAAATTTCTTCCTTGAGATTCTCAAAATATTTTAAGAGAACCTGATCTGTCTTTATGCTATTTTCATTAAATTCTTTAAGTTTCTCCCCCAGATTATTTTTGAGAGAATTATACTCACTTGTGATCTGTTTTTTTAACTTACGATCATCATCCTTAAATTCTTTGTGATATTCCCATATCTTAAGTGATGATTCTCTGAGTTCTTTCCAAATTCTATCTTTTACTTCTTGATATCTTTCATCAAGATTTTTAATTTGATTTTCAAATTCAACCTTATTTTCGAAGTGTTTTGTATCGTTTTCCTCTACAATCTCTTTGAAGTTTATTTCAACTCTTTCTCGAAGAGTATCGATAGTATCATTTACCTTAATAAAATCATCATCAATAACACTAAATGTTTTTCCAATCCAAGAGAAATCAGGAACTTCATTTACCTCATTTACCCATTTAGGAAACTTGGGTATTTCTGATCTAACTTGTTGAATATTTTGCTCTAATCTTTCAATTTCTTCCTCATAATATCTTATCTCAGGAATTTCAGGAATTTCAGATCTTACCTGATCAACAATTTCACACAGTTTTTCAAGTTCTGTGTCATAATATTTTATTTCAGGAATCTCTGGAATGTCTTTTCTGACATCGTTAATGAGACGAATAATTTCTGTAAGATCTGTAGATGATTCAGTTTCCTCTGCGACTGGTTCTTCTACAATTTCTTCTATTTCATCTTTTTCAATATAATCCTCTACTGAAGGAAGTTGTTCTACAACCTCTTCTACTAAAAAATCATTAATTGATGGGAGATTTTTGTTGTTAGTAAAATCTTCAACGGAAGGCAATTCCTTAGACATCTTATTAGTAACGTGTATACTTCGGGATTTCTCTCCCTTCACACTATTTATTATCTTCAGTAAGTCCGTTCTTTAACAACTTTGATAATTCTGCTGTAGATCCCACAAACAAAGCATTAGTAACATTTGTAGGTCCTTTAACTTTTTGTTCATCAATATCTTTCAATTTCTTTTGAAGATCTATAAGTTTATCTGTAGCATCAGCAACATTTTTAATTAACTGCCCAGCAACCTCATAGGCTCTTGGCATCTCACTTTCCTGAGCAAGTTCTAAAATACCATTAAGTGCTTCTTGTCCCTTTTCAATAATAGAATAAAGATTTCCTCTCGTATACTCATAATCTTTTTTAAGGTCATTAGATACTGAAGATGCAATTGCTTCTACTTTTTCTTCAACAGTTTCAACCTCACGAGATACTATATCTCCCGCAACATTAAAAGCATCGTTTAAATCATCGAATTTTTTTGTCATTTTCATAATTATTCATTAGAGTGAACCATTAAATCCAAAATCATCACCAAATTGGATGAGATTTGCATCTGCTGCCGTAATCAACTTAACCTCGGCACCAGATACGTGAGGGGTCGATGGAGTACTATCATAACCTCTTTCAACAGTTACTTTATTTCCTGACTTGGATGCAACTCTAAAGTTTTCATTATCAATAACAATAACTCCTCCCACAGAAATTGAGGAAGCATCACCAACTTCAATTATTGTTTCAATATTTGTTAGATCCTTGGAAAGACTTGTAATAACGTTATTAGTATAACTCTTAGTTGCTACAGGTTCAACAGAATATGTAACTTCTCTTGTTGGAGTGTTTGTGCGATCTCCAGCAATATATCCAATAGATACTTTCTCGATAATATCCTTGGAAACATCCGCAATAGGACCAAAGAGGTATGTTTTCACAGTAAATCTTAGAGTATAAATTAGTGCTCTTCTTGTAGAATAATCACCTTCATAATCATCTTGCATCGAGATGCCTTCAAGAACTACAGGTACATCTCTTTTTTCTCCAATCGTTTCTACCAAATCAACACTCATCGTATATGCTGGTTGAAAATATGGAATAATTTGCTCGATAATTTGAAGCATATCATCGTTCAACTTAGTCATAATACTAAGTTCAAATGACATATTATAAGGAACAGGCATATAAGACTTTCTTGGTTGAGTCTTATTCGTTGTTACTGCTGATAAAAATGTTTGAGTAGTAGTTACCTTTCTAGAAGTATCATAGGTTAAACCAGTAAATTCAAATGACATCCTTGGGAGTGACATTTGAACTGGTTGGTTTAAATTAGGTGCTTGTTCTAATCTTGCCAAAAACTTTTGAATAGGTCCATAAGCAAGAGGGACCTTCATATTGCTTACAATCGAATTGGAATTATTAGTATGCTTAATTGAAATATTATTGAACAAAGAACCAAACGAAACAATAGTTCTTCTCAGTATTTCGTGGTAAAAATATTCAAACATTTGTCAGGAGATTGTGATATATTATTTATGGATTTCCAAAAGGATTGGTCTCGCTGAAGTCGATTATTCCATCTGCCTCAGATTCTATGACCTCATTTTCCGCATACCTATCGACTGTATTGTATGTGGTTATTATTCTAACTTTATAAGTTGCTCCAGACTCCGATCCAGTCAGAACATCACCGTTTACAAAAGTTCCAGAAACGTTAGAAACTTGTAGTACATTATTAACAGAATCCCAATTTCTTACCAAAGCAGTTGTTGAACTGATGCTTCCAACCACTGTTTCGTTGTAAATATATTCACCTGTTCCTGAAGAATATGGTGAAGAAATTGTTATTGTTGGTGTTTGCGTATAACCAAGTCCAGCATTTCTAATATAAATTGCAGTTACTACACCTGCAGTATTGATATATGCTCTTGCCGATGCAGTTACTCCGGCACCAGGAGCACCAGTGAAGGTGACCGTAGGTGCTGTTTCATATCCAGAACCACCCGATGTAATTGTAACAATCCCCACGACACCATTTCCGATGGTTGCTGTAGCAGCAGCTCCTGCTCCTCCACCCCCAATAATGGCAACGGATGGTGCTACAGTATAACCATATCCTGGATTTATAACTTCAACTCCTTGAACTTTATAGTTTTCCGTATTTCCATTACAGTCAACCAATCCCCCAATAAGAGTTGCAATTCCGACAGCAGTTAATCCTCCAGAAGGTGCGGAAGAAATTGCAACTCTTGGTATGGAGGTATATCCATTTCCTCTGTTAGTTACGGTTATAAATCTTACTCCACCATTTACGATTCCTGTAATTGCAGTGGCAGTTATACCAGCACCAACCATAGTTAGAGATTGAATATATCCCTCTTCCTTAATATTATCATCAATCTGCTCAACTCCAGTATCAATAACTTCATCCTCATATCTAAAGAGTTCACATCTCAATTCATAAACATAGGTTTTTTGAAGTTGGTAAAATGGCTTTTCGTGTTCAACAAATTTAATCTCAAATAACCTATCACCCAAAGGAAAATAAATCAAATCTCCTTCTTTTGGTCTTGTTGATAATTTGACATCAGGGATATTTTTCATTAAAGGAGAAATATAAGTTTCAAATCTCTCCTTAGAAATTGTTAATGACAAATCGTTTAATGGTTGAACACCGAACTTTGAAAGAATGGTTCCTTGCCCTTCATATCCATCATATGTGTTTACATATGCCTCTAAAGGATATGCATTATCGAACTTAGATTCAATTACTTCCTTGATTACAGTGTTTTCTGTAATGTATCTTCTCGGAATATAATAGATTTCAACTCCATACATACGGAGTTGTTCGTTAATTAAACCTTGAATTAAGGATTGTTCTGAATTAGATCCTTGAAGAAAAAATGGATTTAACATATTATCCAATCATGTCTAAAGGTGGAAGTTCATAAGTATTAGACATTCTTTCCATTATCAAATCAATTTCTCTTTGAGCATCATCGTACATTTGTCTACCATTAAGTTCTACTCCTCCAGGTAATTTTACTCCTTGGAACTTAATTAGATTTTGTCCCCACTGCTTTTTAATTAATGCAGTCAAGTATGGTTTTAGGAATGAATCATTCCAAACTCTTGAATAATCATTAGGATCTAAGGTTCTGTAACAGTCAATTACCAGATAAGTATCAGTGCTCATAGCTCGCCAATCGATATCGAGATATAATCTATCCTGTCTCTTGTTGTATCTTATTTGCTTTTGTGTGGTAAGTAAAAACTCAATATCTTCAAGGTAAGTTTTTACCATAGCATAAGTTAATATTTCAGTTGATCCCCAATAATAAACATCATTCAGGAATAACTGATATTTAACACTAAACATATTATTAGTAATAGTGTTAGTTCCATCAAAATGGAATATTTTGTTTACACCAATTACTGATGGTGGTATTGGTAAATAGTTACCAGTTTCATAAAAGTTAAACTGAGTACTTACTCCAACATTTTGATTAACTGTGATCGTGCTGATCCCAACACCACTCGATCCAGATGCTATTCCCCTATCAATATCATCTTGAGTGATTTTATATTTTAAGTATGTTTGAGTAACACCATCAAAATGCCTTTCTTGGAAAAATTGAACAGCATCATCTACTAAATCTTCTATTTGTTCATCAGCAACGTTAATTTCTAAAACTGGAGCACCCAGTTTTCTTTTACAATAGTTGATTAGTTCTTGCCTAGATGATGGTTGTGCCATTTATCCAATTACCCCTTATAAGGTATTTATGGTGCTGATGATATTCCAGGTATCACTAAAACATTACCACTTGCAATTCTGTAAACAGTAGTTCCAGAACTTACAAGAATATCATAAATATACCTTCCTTCAGTTAAAGATCTAGTAGATGTGGATCCGAGAGAAATATCAAACTTTCCACCAGCAGCACTTGTAAATCCAACATTAAAAGTTGCTGCAGCATAAGAAGTGGATCCAATAGAAACACTTTTTGCCATTTGAGATGAACCAGTCCATCCCTGAAAATTAAAAGAAGATCCTGATGTAGTTTTTACAGTAAAACTATCTTTAAAAGTTGCTCCGGTGTTAATAGTGAGATTTGCTCCATATGGAACACCGGAGGTAGGATCAAAAGTGATTGTGTGAGTTGCCATTAGAATTTAGATACAACTTCTTGCTGTTTTAAATACAATTTGATATATGACTTAGCATAATTTTTAATCACTTCAATATCATCTACACTATCTATATCTCTAGACAGTTTCTCATATTCAAACATTTTATTAACATCTTCGAGTATTATATCTTCAGGTTTCATTTGCTAATTTCCTCAATAAGTTTTTAATTTCATTCAAATCACTTTTTACATCAGTAAGTTCATTTTCTATATTTTCAATTCTTTTAGATTCTTGCTCCTTTAATTTCTTAGAATTAATATAGTTGTTATATGCTTGCATGTCTGTATTTACAATTGCATTTGTGGTTGCATCACGAAATAAATTCACCTCATCTTTCACTTTTATTTTTTTCATATCAAGCAACTGCAATAACTCTCAAATCTCTAAGCCTTGGTGGATAAGATTGATTTGTTGTTGTTCCAACAAGTTTAATACTAAAGTATCTAAATGATTCCAGATTATCAATTGTAAATTCATAATCTTTAAAAGTAATCTCATTACTATTGAATCCAAGAGTATCATTTTTTGAAACAAAAGTATCTGATGATCCATCGTTGTTTGCTGGATCAATTACCTGACCAGATTCAATTCTATTTGAGTATCCTGGGAAAGGATAGTAAATAGGATCTTCACTTGGGTTGGTTGTAATAGAGTACAATGCTCTAAGATCTGCATATGGGTTAATATAAGCAGATACAATCACTCTTATAGAAGTTGCTGGAATTTCTAATTGAATATTGTTTGTAGCATAAATGAAGGCAGACGGATCATCTTTTATAGTGGAAACTCTAGAATCTGTTGCAAAGTTTGTAATTACATTATTAACTCTATTCGAAACCAAAATCATTCCAACACGATCCAAATCAATAACA